TAAACCTTTAAATACTTAATATTTAATTTAATTAAGGTTTCTTGCTCTATTCATTTTTAATTTAATTTGTTTTATTTTTTCCAACCGGAAGTAGTTAAATGAGCACCTTGTTTCATTAAGTTAGCTACTTCTTTGAAATCGAAATAATCTTTAGACTTTACTCCTATTAAAGGATATTTGTCGAGAAAGGGTATAATTTTTTCAATTATATCTTTAAAACTTTCAACTTCAAATTTTCCATCACAATTTTTCGTAATTTCCCTATAATGACCACAACTTAAGTAATTTACTATATTTTTTAATAGTATTTTATCTATGATATGTTGAGAAATTGTGAATTTTAGTGTTAATTGATAACCAGTTTTATAATTTACTGATTCTCTAAATTTTACAAAAAAGTTACCCTCTGCCTCTATAAATCCTATTAATCAACTTGGATCATATACTTCTTGGTTTACTAATTTAGATCTGCCGTAATAAGTTTTACCAAGTTGTATTAGGTGTTTATTTTCATCACGTGAAGGTCTAGCAATTGGAATTAAGTTAGGAAATCTAATTTTTAATTTCTCTGATAAATCATTACCATTCATTGCTGCTTTTATAGAGAGTATTTGATTTAATCCTTCCATCGTTAAATGTTCTTTTCTAACTATTATCTCTCACGCTTGTTTAAATAATTGATAATCTGCCCATTTTTTTGTTAATAAGGGATATTTATCTAAAAGAGCAATTAAAATTTGTATATCTTTTTTAGAAGATATTTGGTAATGGACTCTACCTACGATTCCTTCGTAAATATTCCCTACTCCTTTTAATTCGGCTTTTATTAACCTTAATAAAGCTATATCTCTATCATGTAAAATTATACCAAATATAAGTTGAATTGAGTAACCTGTTTTGTTAGTAGAACTTTTAACTATTTTAATGTAAAAATTACCCTTATCCAGATTAGTTTTGCTACTACTTTGTTTATTTCTTTACTTTTTTAAAAGTATATCTACCTTTATAAGGCTTCTTTTGATTTTGTATAATATAATTAGTAATTGTTTTATGACTAGGAAGATTTAATTCTTTTGCAGCTTCACTAATAGAATCATAGAAAATCGTAGTATTATTTTTAACATCAGTAACTTGTATTTTATTACGATTAGAGGGACTAGAAATAGAAAGAGCAGATTTTAGTTTATATAACATAGATGGGTGCATAAAAGGTGAAACAATATTAAGAAGTGAAGCCATTGAACCTTGTCGAATGTAAATACGATATTGATTTTGTTTATGAATATATAAGCTACATTCTAATGAAAATTTAATTATAAGTACATTTATTAATCTAATAGTATCTTCTATAGTATAAGAATCAGTACAGATAATTAACCCATGTGGACTAACTGAACCATCTCCCATTATTATATGAGCTAGAGCTATAGGAGTTAACATATTAAAAATATCATTTGGAATTATTTTAATCCCATTAGGATAAAAGAGAGAATATAGTTCAGTTAAACATGGCATTGCTCGAGTAAAGAATTCTAAGCTAATAGTTTCTTTTCCAAAACTAGTTCTAATTCTTACATTAGGATAAGAAGAACAATAATGGGATAAGGATAAAAATACAAATCAGAAATATTTTGAATGAGCTCCAGATTGAGCAAATCCTAATCTAGCATTCTTATTAGCTTTAGAAGAAAATGTTAATCAACCATCCGACAATAATAATCCAACAATAATATCCCCAGTGTGATTAGCAAGTACTACTGTTGCTAATTGAGTTCGAGTGAATTTTTTACCTACTGTTGAGCTGAGATTACTTCCAAATACCACTAAAGATTTAGTGCAGCCATCTATGAATCCAGCGATATAAGTATGTAAATTAAAGCCATTATTAATATTTGTTTTGTTTGAGTGAAATCTTTTAATAACAGCTCTAAATAATATTGGATTTTTATTCCACTGCTGCTTTTCAGAAATGAGAGGCGAAACAGTGATATTATAAAAAGAACGATTTATTAAATTTGAACCAAATCTATTAATAACCTTTTTTTGAGAAGAAAGTGAAAATTTAGAAGCTAATAACTTCAAACATGATGAATTTAATACTTGTTTTAATCATAAATCCAATTTATTTCTATTGCTTACGAAACTGTAATAATTAATAATATTTTGATAATAGGAACAATAAAGAAATAAAATAATATCTTTTTCATGAGGAGTTCAAATTAATTTAGGTACAGATTTTTGATCTTTAAGGAAACCTGCCTTAGTTAACTTACCTTTAATATAATTAATTGGAGCTTCTAAACGAATACTCCCTTGGTTGCTTTGTAACCTAGAGATACATAATCGTACACCTAAAAAAATTACATATTTAGCTAATTTAGCATTAAGAATTTCTACTGATTCACTAGATAATTCTATAAATAATTCTTGTTTAAAGTAAATTTTTATGTGATTTAATTTTTCAACACAGTCTCTATAAGATCCTTTAATACCTAATATTAAATGATCCTCATATCTAACATAAGATAATTTTACAGAGCTTATATTTTTCATATCAATAGAAGCTAATTTTTCTATAAATATATCAAAACGCTCCAAAAATATATTTACAATAATAGGATACAATAGTGATTTTATACCGTGGTTTTCTAACTTTGTGCCACTAAAAGATTCGTTTCTAAAATAGTTAAAGTGACCTGCCTTTAAGGCTTTTCATATTAATCCTGTAAATCTTCTGTCCTTTATTTTTTCCTCTAAAATAGACATTAATACATTCAATTTTATATGATTGAAACATTTAGAAATATCTAGTTTGATGTATCAGCTGGCATCCTTTAATTTTAATTTTACATCTTTTAAAGCATTCACATGATTTAAACTGGAACGAAATTGTCTTGAACTAAATGAAGGTTCATAAATAGTTTCAAGTATAATAACTATAGTTTTAATAACTATAATATCTTTAGTTAAAGTTTCTACCAAAGAGGTAGTACTATTTTTCTTAAAACAAACTAATTTTTTGTTTAGATCGGTGAATTTATAACTTTCCGCTTTAATTTGAGTTATAATTGCTTGAATTATTTTTTCAAAATTCAACCCTCGAACATAATTCGAAGGTGGTAAAAGCAATAAACTGAATATGTTTAAGTAAAGCATATCTTTTACAGTTAAATTAATCACACTATAGGATTCATTATTTAACATTTCATATGCAAGTTTATAAATATTTTGTTTATATAGTCACGATGATCAGATTTATTATTCAAATACCATAATTTTAATGCTCCGCAAAGGAGGGATAATGTACGGGAGCCGGACTGAGCGATTTTATTAAAAGAATCAAATGTGCCTCATTTAGTGTTTGGTTAGATGAATCCAACGCATTATTTTTGTGATTTTTCAACCAGAAGGTGGCCCAGGTTCGTAGGGATAACCTCAGTAAAGCATTTAATTGTTTTTTTGTTAACTTTCATTGAATTTTAAATATTTATTTGTGTTGTCTTTGAGAATTCATTCTTGATTTAATTTTTCTAATTTGTTCTAATTTCTCTCTTGTTAAATTCGTTGACATTAATTTTGCTACTTGTTTAAAATCCTCAAAATCATGGAATTTTATTCCTATAATTTTATATTTTTCGAAGAAAGGTATAATTTTTGTAGTAATATCCTTAAATTTATTTACTACAAAGTCACCTTTAATTTTATTAGAACGAGTATAGTAAGTTCCACAATCAAAATATTCTATAAAACTTTTAAGTAATGCTGCATCTCTAAAATGCTGAGTGATTATAAATCTTAATCGAACCTGAAAAAGCAACAAGTTAAATAAAAGAAACAACTTAAAAACGTATAAATCCGGGATAATCAACCAACAACCTAAATTATTTGTTATTTTATTTACAGTATTACCTGCTTAATTAAAGTACACATTATTATTACAATAATGCTATTAATTACAACTTTTTGAAAGTATACTGACCTTTATAGGGTTTCTGTTGATTTTTACTAAAATACTCCGAAATTATCGATTTTTTTATATTTAAGGCTCTAGCTGCTGCACTCATAGAATCATAAGAAGTAGTAGTATTATTTTTAATATCAGTAACTTCTATTGCTTGAGAGGGACTTCCTGATCCTTCTACTTTTGGTTTACCTTTTTTAGCATCAGACATGATTATTTTAGTTTCCTCTGTATGATTTTTACCAAACATAGGATTCTTTTCTCCCTTTTTAGCATCAGACATGATTGTTTTAGATTCCTCTGTATGATTTTGTCCATACATTGGATGATTTTATCCTTTTTTAGCTTCAGACATTATTATTTTTGTATCATCAGAATGCTTACTACCTATTCTAGACCCAGCTTTTTCTAAGATATTATACTTATGTGATAAAGAGCAGAGATAAAAATCTTCCCTTTCAAGGCATTGCTCTGGTTCACAGTACTCAAGAATAGTAAGAGAAAACTCGGAATGATCATTCTTTAACAGAGCACGGTATATATGACTAATACCTCTGTTTAATGCATCCTCCATATAAGTAGTAGAATAATAATTCGACAGCCTATCTGATAAGTTAATTGAACTACCTATATACTGTTTACCATTAATAAGATTTGTTCACATATAAATACCTGATTTATTTTTATTTTCAGATAATATTTGAGCTTTAGATGTGTCTGAATTAGAATAGAATTTTACTGGTACTGTAACTGAATTATTGTTTTTTATTGTGATTTTGTTGTTTTCTTTGTTTTGATTGTTATTTTTTGTTTTGTTTGTTTTTTTTTTCATTTTTATAATTATATTTTTTTTAAAATAAAATTTGATTATGACTAAAGCTTCAAAGTTATAGAGACTGGACTTGCAAGAATAGTTCTAAAAAAAGGATCTTTGATCATATACTTATTATTTAGTAAAATATCACTTATACGGATATAACTAATAAAAACAATAAAACAATAAAAACAATAAAAACAATAAAAGTGTCAAGTACTTGATAAAATTACTATTATAAAACATCTTAATTCATCAATAAAGCTACTATAAAAAAATCTAACAATCTTACCTGAAAAACCAATTTTATTTGAAGAAGAATGACTGATTACAATATTGAAACACCCCTCACCGCTGCTGAAACCTGAGACTCATTCAGGATTTTTTATTTTTTGATTTAGAACTACAGGTCTGGGTACTGGTTTTACATCAGGAAAATCTGCTTTCAATGACTCTGAAAGACCTAAATTCATTGAAGCTTTTATTGCTACAATTTTGTGTAATCCTTCTTCAGTTAGATGTTCTTTATTTTTAATCAACTCAACCGCTTGCTTAAATAAAATATAATCGGACAATTTTTGTGTTATCAATGGATACTTATCAAAATGATCTATGATTACCTGTAATTCTTTTATTGATTGAATTCGATAATGAAGCATACACTTAGATTGTATATAAATTTTTCCAACACTTCAACTTGATTGAATTAATTCTAAAAGGGCTCGATCCTTTTGATGTAAACCTATCACAAAAGTAGCCATAACAAAAAAAAATAATTGCATACTAACTATATCTTCTTGAAAGTATACTGACCTTTATATGGTTTCTTTTGATCTCTTTTAAAATAATTATCAATTACTGATTTATGAATATTTAACGCTCTTGCAGCTTCACGAATAGAATCATAAGAAGTCGTAGTATTATTTGTAATATCAGTAACCTCTATTACTTGAGAGGGATTTCCTGCTCCTTGAGGTCTTGGTTTATTATACATAGGATTATTCTCTCCCTTTTTAGCATCAGACATGATTTGTTTAGTTTTATCGCTAAGATTTTTTCCATACATTGGATGATTTTTTCCTGTCTTACCAAACATAGGATTATTCTCTCCTGTCTTACCAAACATAGGATTCTTATCTCCTGTCAGAGCATCCGATATTATTTTTTTAGTTTCTTCAGAATGTGTACGACCAGACATTGGAGCACCAGGTTCCTTTGCTATATTGTATTCAGGAGTATATTTATCTCAGTAATGTTTTTCTCTTACTAGAAGATCAGAAACTTCAAAATATTCAAGAATTTCAAGAGAAAAGTTGGAATATCCATGTTTAAGCAGAGCACAACAAATAGCCATACTTTGATTTTTAAGTAAATAATTAGTATTAAAATATTGTCTAAATCTTCGTTTTAAATTGTCTGAAGAACCGATATATTTTTTTTTTATTAAGATTATTTTTCCACATATATATACCTGATTTATTTTGATTTTCAGATAATATTTGAGCTTTAGATGTGTCTGAATTAAAATAGAATTTTACTGGTACTGTAACTGAATTATTGTTTTTATTGTTATTTTTTGTTTTGTTTGTTTTTATTGTTATTTCTTGTTTGTTTATTTTTGTTTGTTTTTTTTTCATTGTTTTATAATTATATTTTTTTAAATAAATTTTGATTATGATTAAAGCTTCAAAAATTATAGGAACTGGACTTGCAACGATAGTTCTTGTTATTAATAAAGGATCTTCTATCATATACCTAATTATTTAGTAAAATATCACTTACACGGATATAACTAAAAAACAATCAAAACAATAAAAACAATAAAAACAATAAAAGTGTCAAGTACTTAGTAAAATTACTATTATAAAACATCTTAATTCATCATAAATGGTACTTTTTTAAAATCTAAATAATCCAATCTTTTTACCTATGAAAATTCCAAAACTACCCTAATTTATAAAGCATAGAAGAGTGCATGTAAGGAATAACAATAGTTCTTAGTAAAGGCATAGAAGATTGTCGAATATAAATCATAAATTCAATTTTATTATTTTGGCGTTTTTTATGTATTGTACATTCTAATCTATAACGAATCATAAGAACATTCATTAATCTAACTATATCTTCTAAAGAATAACTATTAGTACAGAGATGTAATCCATGCCGTGATACAGACCCATCTCCCATTATCATATGCGCCAGAGCAATAGGAGTTAAAAGTTCAAAAATATTATTTGGAATAATTTTAACTCCATTCGGATAAAAGAGAGAACGTAGTTCAGTTAAACATGGCATTGATCGAGTAAAGAATTCTAAACCATAATACCGCTTTCCTGCTCTAATACCGGTTGTTCTATGAGGACTACTACTACAGTAGTGAGACAATATGTTAAATACAAATCAAACATAACTTGCATGATCTAACGATTGTTTTAATCCTAACCGTGCATTCTTATTGGTTTTTGAAGCTAATATTAGTCAGCCATCAGACAATAATAAACCTATTATAACACTATATTGATAAGGAGCTAATATTATCATATTACTAACTTGTTTTGTAAATCGACCAGTTCCTACTGTAGATGTTAAATTAGTGCCTCAAATTACTAAATTTAGATTCGTATCATTAGTATTTGAGCTTTTTGTGCTAAACTGTCTAATTGATTTTTTAATAGAAGCGTCTGATAATCCTGTCGCAAAGTAAGGGTCTAGATTTTTAAAATTCATAATTGTTGTAGCGTTTGTAATATATTTATATAAAGGAATCACTGAAAAGAATCACAATATTAGGTAACTCCTAACTTCCTGACACTAAGATTAAAGCGAATATAATCAAGAAATGTCTATACAGTTGGGCTTTTCTTCCAACCTTTAGCAGTCAGTATCTAACTTCATTTGAAGAAGGGCATTATTTGATTAGCCTCTTCACCGGTTCTCAGATACGCCAGGTTATACTAGCAACTCCTCCAGTGGGTAAATGGCTGACATGCTCCTTAGCTGATGATGATTTCAAACACCGACAGAATTAGCCCACAACTCCCGATATTCTTCCTTGTTAGTACTCTAGCCCGAACTTGGGACCCAGGCTCCTCTCGATCATATGACCGATCTCTTAATATCATTCCATTATTCATATCTAATAGGGGAATTAATTCCAGAGATTCCAACCTCTAGGTAGTTGCTAAGATATATTCGTAGGAGTATAAATAAAGAGGGGCTAGCACCTTATTATATACTTGCTTTCATGAAAAGCCGCCCCTGAATTACATCCTAGCCTACCTAAAGGTCAGTATTGATAATCCACTGACATCCAAATATAAGACAAGACAAGACAAGCGCAGGACAATACAAGCAACACAACCGACATGAGCGAAATTCGTAGGTTTTATTATTAATAATGAAGTTACGTAGTAAAGTTAAATAAAAGATTACTATTGAACAGAATCTTTACCGTGAATGTGAATTTTACCTACACCTAGTGTAGCTTGAATTTTTTGTAAGATTGAAATATCTTTTTTATGTAGCCCTATAGCAAAAATCAATTTAACTCTTCACAGGCTTTTAAATTTGGAATTGAACTGAATTAAAGTAGAGAATGAACTTTCCGCATCACAGAACCCTGTTAAAAACCAGGAATTCATTTTAGAAGAAGGAGGTAAAGTAGAGAATGATCTTATTCCTACATTTATTTGTTTAGAAAGGAATTTAACTCGATAATTTCTTTCAAAATCCATTAGAATACACCTTAAATGCATAAATTTAATGCATCAACTACCATCTACTCGTTGCTCTTTTACAGACTTCGAGATGAAATCTGATTTAGATCCGCGATATTCCACGTTATTTTCATAAGCCTTCTGACTTGTTACCTTACATGAGTGATTAATTCAGCCACTTATAGCCTTTCGAATATAGTTTGGTATCAGAAGTTCTAGGAGGTCCCCGGAATTTGATAGTTTTACCCACTTGAGCAATTTCCAAAAAAGCTCGGCAGGTCATGAGGACTTGTCTTTATCCCATAAATACATCTCATGTCAAGATGAATAACTTTATAATTTATTTCATAAAATGAAATTAGTTTTAAATAAAATTAGGGTGTACGTCACTTGTTGGAGCCAACCAAAGCCTCGCGGCAACAACTGTAGACAGCCGTGCAACACTTGTAAAAAGAAGTAAAAAAAAACAATTATTTTTTTTACAAAAATTAAATTAATTTCTTGTCACTAAATATTCAAATTGTGGTAAGATTTTTCGTGGATCATCGAATTAAATAACACACTTCACTACTAGTTTCGGAGTTGGTCTAATGGTTCAGTTATGATATAGAAGGTTTGTCCTTTTTTTTAATTTTTCTATTAAAAATTCGAGGAGCTTATAATCATCATGTTTATGATATCCACTGTGCGTAGCTGTTGGATCATCCTAACTCCTCCCGATATCGCACTCGTTCATAACCCGACTGTACATTTGGACGAACATTTCAGCTCAGCCCCGGTGAACCAGTCTGTAGCGATATTTACAATTACCGACGGTCTTTAACTAGGATGTCATTAACCGTTTTCACCTGATTTTTCTACAAGGTTTTGTGAAACTGATTTAGTTGTAACTTTATCTCAGTTTATTTTTTGAACTTTTTAAATAGAGCTTTCGTATTAATAACTACTCTATCAGGTAAAGAAAGAATAAGGTTATACTCTGGGTTAGCGTCGATCTTTAGGATAAAATACAGGGATTCTTTTAACAATATGGTCATTACATTTTGGTTCTATTTTGTCTTGATCATCTAAACGTCTTTTTAAAGTTCTAAAACCTACACCTACAATTTGTAAAACTTCATCTAAATATTCCACTATTAAAATTTCTCCTGTTGGTTTAATTATTTCATAAATACAACTTGCATTGTATGGAACTATTTTTTTTGTAACTATATCTCTAATGCGCCCATCACTAAGATGCTCAATAGTTGGTTTTGCATTAATTATTTGATTTATTTCAGATTTTTTTAATTCTAAAGAAGCTGTTGAGGATTCTCTTAAATTTGTTGATAATCTATAATTATTCATAGTATAAGATAATTTAATTATTAAAGATTTGATATAATCATCCCTATGAGCCCCATGATAAATAGCTCGACATATAATTTTAAAATCAGGAAAATCTAGACCTTTTTTTGAATTTCATTTCATATCTTCTAAATAGGGTATTAAATAATTATTTAATATATTAATATTTTGAATAACAAGCGTTACACTAGGTTTTCCTAATCTACCTTTTAATTTATTTATTGAGATAATTTCTGAAAGTCTTAATTTATGTATAGAATATTTATCAAAATTTAAATTATTTATTAAAAATTCTTTTATTTTTAGTATTAGAGAAAACTGAATTTCACTTAATTCGATAGAGAAAGTTGGAACCATTTTAGTTCTTGATAAATAAAAAGAGCCATCACCTTCTAAAAATCCTAACAATCAATTTTTTGTTATTATCACCTGATGATTATCCATATTAAAATCAGAACGTTTAGTATTCATACAATTTTTTATCTCTAATATTTGATTTTTTAATTCTTCCGCCTCTATTACCTTAAGATTTGGATCTCTTCTTTCAAAGTATAGAATAAAAGCTTTTTTAAAATTAAAATAATCCAGATATTTTGTAGTATTAAGATTGTATTTATCAAATATATTTATTAATGTATAAATACCTTTTTTATCTGAGACCATATATACACATGTATCTTTAATTAATCTAATGTTACCTATTCCTAACTTTTTTTTAATCAACTCTAAAACACCCAAATCATCCTTATGCAATTCGATTATAAATTTAAAAGAAAATCTACTTACCTTATTTTTATTACTATTTAATACAGGTTGTATTAAAAAGCATGATTCCGCGTCCGAAAACCCTGAAAACCATTGACAAAATTCCTCGTTAAAATCAGTTTTTTCTGATACTGTAGGTGAACACTTCGCAAGAACTGAATTATTATTTATATCTTTTTTTTTCATATTTTTTTTATTTCTATTTCTAATTGTTTAATGTTATTATGTGCTACCATACCTGCACTTTTAGACTATGTCTGGGAGATTCCATATCCTCTAGATTTCCTATTTCCCTAGCTAATTGACAATTTAAGATCTTAATAAGAATTGGACTTATTACTCTTACGATCATGATGGACCTCATCAGAGGATAATTCTTTTGCATCGATACTTTAGGATCTATTTTTGTGAGGGTCACCGGCTGTTTTGGCCCATCTTATGCTTTTTTTGTTTTTATTTGGAATATTATTCCTCTTCTCTTATGTGCTTCAGATAAGAGTTATAGGCCTTAGCTGAATAATATTTTAATCAAAATTTAAATTAGTAATTATCCTGCTGTTGCACCTTAAACTAAGGCCCACTTTTTTTTTGAAACGCTAATAAAATAGGAATGCTAAAAAAAGGAGAAAAGAAGAAAAGGAGAAAAAGGAAGAACGCTGAGAAAAAAGAAAAGTAATAAATTAATTCGAAAAAAAAGTCATAAATATTAATCCCTGCTTTATAAAAACGGAGTGCTTGACATTCATTCATTGGGAGTTAAAAGTTCAAAATTGCGTACCAAGCAAATAGTAGAGTTGGATTTGCACCAACGCTGCGATAAAAACACGTATCACAGTTTCTGTGTTGCCACATTACTCTTGAGGTGGAATGCTTACATTTTCATTGATAGGCGATTTAATACTACCTATAGCATTCATCATTTTCTGCTAGGGTTACTAGGGTTCTAATCCTATTTACTATCCTTGCCTTCGTTCCTCAACGTCAGTTTTTTCATAAAAGTCTGCCTTCGCCTTTATCATTCCCCATAGTATTTTAAATTATCAGTTCTACACCATGAGTTCTAAATATACTTTTCACATAAAACTCTAGTAATTCTGTTCCCATTCAAAGGCAAGCATTACAGTCTAGGAACCCTTTAACATGGCAATCAGTATCTATAGACTTAAATACTGACCTAACAGATTTATCTTAGAATCAAGAAAGAAAATCTTATCCAATTGTCTATAATAAAATTACCTACCTCTATTCATACCCTCTTTAATTTTTCGTATTTTGGCAACACCTTCTTCAGTTAAATGATCTTTTGATTTCATTAAATCTGATACAATACAAAAATCTAAAAAATTCTTAGCTTTTTCACCAAGAATGGGGTATTTATCGAAAAAAACTACAAATTTTTCAACATCGGAAAACTCATAAACATCTCTTTTTCTAACTAGTCTTCCACAATTAAAATAATTTACCAAATACCTCATCAATAACTCATCACGTATGTGTTGAGAAACAGAAAAAATTAAATAAACTTGATGTCCAGTAGAAGACCCACTAGATTTAGCAATACCCACCATGAAACATCCTTTTATGCAGATTAATTATATAATTAATTTTCACTTATCCAACCTATTCTATTTTTGTTTGTTTTGTTTTATTAATGCGAATAGTGAAAGAACACTCATAGATAATATAGATTATAATAATTTAAATACATACCGACCTTTATATGGCTTTTGTTTTGTAGATTTTATATTATACATAATAGATGAATGATTACAATTTAAGGCAATAGCTGCTTCTCTTATACTATTATAATAAGTAGTTTGATTAGTATCTTTATCAAAAACTTCTATTTTATTACGATTAGAGGGATTAGAAAGAGCAGATTTTAGTTTATATAGCATAGAGGAGTGCATAAAAGGAGAAACAATATTAAGGAGTGAAGCCATAGAACCTTGTTGAATATAAATACGATATTGATTTTTTCTTGGAGCTCATAAGCTACATTCTAATCTAAATTTAATTATAAGTACATTTATTAATCTAATAGTATCTTCTATAGTATAAGAATCAGTACAGATTATTAGCCCATGTCGTTGTACAGAACCATCTCCCATTATCATATGTGCTAGAGCTATAGGAGTTAATAATTCGTAAATATTATAAGGCACTATTTTTACTCCATTAGGATAAAAGAGTTCTCGTAGTTCAGTTAAACATGGCATTGATCGAGTAAAGAATTGTAAACCATAAAATCGATTTCCTGCTCTAATACCAGTTGTTAAACGAGGGCTACTACTACAATAGTGAGATAATATGTTAAATACAAATCAAACATATTGAGAATGATCTAATGATTGCTTTAATCCTAATAGAGCATTTTTTCTAGCAGAACTAAGTCACCCATCAGAAAGTAATAATCCTATAATAACATCACGAGTATAAGGAGCAAGTTGCACCATTGCTAATTGTTTTCGAGTAAATTTAATACCTACTGTAGAGGTTAAGTTTGTACCAAATACTACGATAGATGTTATTTTTTTTGAAGCATCGCAAAAACCTGTAACAAAATAAGGATCTATATTTTCTTGTAGAATTTTAGCTTTACAGGTGTCTGAATTAGAATAGAATTTTACTGGTACTGTAACTGAATTATTGTTTTTATTGTTATTTTGTGTTTTTATTGTTATTTCTTGTTTGTTTGTTTTTTTTGTTTTCATTTTTATAATTATATTTTTAAATAAATTTGATTATGATTCAAGCTTCAAAAATTATAGGAACTGGACTTGCAACGATAGTTCTTGTTATTAATAAAGAATCTTCGATAATATACTAATTATTTAGTAAAATATCACTTACACGGATATAACTAACAAAAACAATAAAAACAATAAAAACAATAAAAGTGTTAAGTACTCGGTAAAATTACTATTATAAAACATCTTAATTAATCAATAAAGCTACTCATACAAAAATATATTACTAACCAAAATGTGTAAATAGTGTTAAGGTTGAGACTTCTTATAGGCTCTAATTAATATCTGGACGTGTCGTTTACCAAGGATGCTCGCCTGAACTTGGAATCCAGGCTGCTTTGCTTCTAATATAAGTTGGCACAATTCGAATATTACTATCGCATATCACATATGGGGAAAAAACCAGTAATCCAAAAAGGATCTAATTGAAAATTTTTCATATTTTTATAGAATCAATGAGGATCGGGGATATTAACAGTGAAATCCGTATGTCTCGTAGTAAGTATTACATCTGGAAAAGCTAACTTCAATAGAAATGAGTATCGGTAATTAATTATTTATTTACTTTTTTAAAAGTATATATTCCTTTATAAGGTTTCTGTTGATTACGAGAAAAATAAATAACAATAATAGCTTTATTAATATTTAAGGCTTTTGCAGCTTCACTAATAGAATCGTAAGAATTAGTAGTATTATTTTTAATATCAGTAACTTCTATCTGTTGAGAGGGTCTTCCTGACCCTTCTATTTTTGGTTTACCCTTTCTATTATCCGACATTATTTGTTTGGTTTTATCAGAATGCTTATGATCTAATCAGGAGCCAGCTTTATCTAATATATTGTACTCATGCTTTTCTGTAGATATATAAAAATCTTCTCTTTGTATACATTGCTCTGGAGAACAGTACTCAAGAATAATAAGAGAAAAATTAGAATGACCGTACTTTAATATTGCATTATATATAGAACTATTACCTATGTTTAATGCATACTCCATATAAGTAGTTGAATAATATTTCGACAGCCTATCTGACAAGTTTATTGAACTACCGATATATTGTTTATCATTAAGATTATTTTTTCACATATAAATACCAGATTTATTTTTATTATCAGATAATATTTGATCTTTAGATATATCTGAATTAGGATATAATTTTACTGGTACTGTCACTGAATTATTGTTTTTATTGTTATTTTTTGTTTTGTTTGTTTTTATTGTTATTTCTTGTTTGTTTATTTTTGTTTGTTTTTTTTTCATTGTTTTATAATTATATTTTTTAAAATAAATTTGATTATGATTAAAGCTTCAAAAATTATAGGAACTGGACTTGCAACGATAGTTCTTGTTATTAATAAAGGATCTTCGATCATATACCTAATTATTTAGTAAAATATCACTTACACGGATATAACTAATAAAAACAATAAAATAATAAAAACAATAAAAACAATAAAAGTGTCAAGTACTTGGTAAAATTACTATTTGAGAAACTTGTTTTTAATACGTCCGATAAACCTAAATTAATTGAAGCTCTGATATTTACAATTTCTTGTAGTCCAGATAAATTTAGATGCTCTCCGCGATTCATTAGATAAGCCTCAGTTTAAAGATGCTTTAAGAGAAACTATTTTTAAAATTCCTTCTTTATTTAAATGTTCATTTTCTAGAATTAATTCGTGAGCTTTATTTCAAAGTTCAAAGTCCGCCTTTTTTTTGTGTAATTAGCGGATACTTTCCCATATGTTTAATTAGAATAGATAGTTCGTCAAAAGTCTGTATTCTATATTGGATAAGATTTTTCCCCGAGTTATGGATTTTTCCTACTCCTAAATAATCTTTAATATTTTCTAATAATACCCTATCTTTTTCATGTAAACTTATTTGAAAAAAGAGTTGTACTCTTCAACCAATAGTTCTATTTACTTTGGTTAAAGAAATTCTAAAACATCCCTCACCATCGATAAATCCAGTCAAAAATCAAGGATTAATATTATTATTATTGAGATAATCTAATGTAGAATAAAACCTTCTCTCGTTTTTATATAACCCCTTAGAAAGGATTCTGATCTGATAATTTCTCTCGAAACCCACTAGAGTACACCTTAAATTCATTAATTTTTTTTTATTTTGGACTGGACTAATGAATCAACTACCGTCTACTCGTTGCTCTTTTACAATTATATTAGCTTAAATAATTAATTTACTTTTTTAAATGTATATCTTCCTTTATAAGGTTTATTACTATTGGATTTAATATTACTTCTAATAGAGCTTTCATTACAATTTAAGGCTCTGGCAGCTTCACAAATAGAATCATAAAAAATAGTAGTATTATTTTTAATATCAGTAACTTCTATTACTTGAGAGGCCTTTCCTGATCCTTCTGGTCTTGGCTTTCCTTTTTTAGCATCTGACATTATTGTTTTAGTTTCCTCTGTATGATTTTTATCATACATTGGATTCTTCTCTCCTTTCTTAATGTCTGACATTATTGTTTTAGTTTCCTCTGAATGTTTATGTCCTGGCTTAAAACGACCAGGATTATTAATTTTTTTAGCATCAGACATTATTATTTTAGATTCCTCCGAGTGTGTACGACCAGACATAGGAGCAGTTGGATCCTGTGCAATATTATACTCAGGCTTTTCTAATTTTCAGTAATAACCCTCTCTTTCTAAACACTTATCAGATGAACAGTACTCTAGAATAGTAAGAGAAAAATTAGAATAACCATGTTTAATCAGAGAATTACAAATATACATACTTTTATTTGTAAGTAAATAGTTTTCATTAAAATATTCGTAAAATCTTCTTTTTAAATTCTCTGAAGAACCGATATATTTTTTTTTATTAATATTATTTGTTCACATATAAATACCTGATTTATTTTTATTTTCTTGAAGAATTTTACCTTTACAGGTGTCTGAATTAGAATAGAATTTTACTGGTACTATAACTGAATTATTGTTTTTATTGTTATTTTTTGTTTTGTTTGTTTTTATTGTTATTTCTTGTTTGTTTATTTGTTTTTTCATTGTTTTTATAATTATATTTTTTAAAATAAATTTGATTATGATTAAAGCTTCAAAAATTATAGGAACTGGACTTGCAACGATAGTTCTTGTTATTAATAAAGGATCTTCGATCATATACTTATTATTTAATAAGATATCACTTACACGGATATAACTAAAAAACAATCAAAACAATCAAAACAATCAAAACAATAAAAGTGTCAAGTACTTGGTAAAATTACTATTATAAAACATCTTAATTCATCAATAAAGCTACTATACAAAAATATAGAAAATATAAAGTTTACGCTCCTTATTCATAGAAGTTTTAATTACTACGATCTTATTAAGATTTGTTCACATATATATACCTGATTTATTTTGATTATCTTTAAGAATTTGATCTTTATCAGCCTCAGCGTTAAAAGAAGTTTTTATGGGAATAATAACAACAAGTAAAAAAGGATATATATCAAATGAAAATTCAACCCAATACCCTAAAAATGAATGAATATTAATCATTAAAAATATTCCACCTATTAGTATAAAAGAGAAGATAATTTTTTTTAGTAAATTAATTTGATTTTTAATCTAATTGATTTAGATCCGCGATAACCCATTTCGTTTTTACTCATCTTATGACTTGTTACCTTATTTTTATGGAAACGACCATAAAAAAAGTCTGAGTAATTACTTCAGCCACATATAGTTTTTCAACTATAGTTTGGTACCATAAGCTTTAGGGTGTCCCCGGAGTTTGATAATTTTAGGCACACATGTGATATCCTACATCACAAAGCACCAATTAAATATGAATAACGCTAGTCTCTCACGTATTACCGCGACTGCTGGCACGTGAATTAGTCAAGACATTTAGATAAAAAATTGTCATTATCATTTTTATAGCCAGAACTTTATTCTTCTTATATTAAAAAGTAGATCTTCATTCCTTCAAATCGCTGGTTCAGCCGTTAGGCTATTGACCAATATTCCCCACTGCAGTGCAAAAACAAAAAAAAATCGCATTGAACTTGTCTCAGTTCCAATGTGGTCGAAGGACCTTTCAGACTCGACTACGAGATAAAGCTAGTTAAACCATTACTTTTACTACTACTCTACTTACCCGAGGTATTAAGATAACATCTTAAAGCAAAATTATTTATTTAATAATTTCTTTGTTATTATAAGGTATTTCTCCTTACTCTAAGGCAGTAAACATACCATTTCCTCACCTGTACACCACTTTCTAGTTTTTATTATATTATTAGATATTCTATTATAAATAAACTAGACGTTCGATTAGCATGTGTCAAGCATTTGAATAGCATTCAATCAGAGCCACCATCAAACTCGCTGTTATTTCCTTTGTCAATCAGCTAGATCCATTTGATGATCTAACCTATTTTTTTTTTATTTAAGGTATTTCCATTCTAATTTTTGTTTTTTGTTTTGTTTTGTTTTTTTTTTTATAT